ACAAAGGATGAGCAATCTTACTAACAAAAGATGGTGGGTCGCCGCGGGCATCAGAGCCATCAAAACCACAGCCCAGAGTGCAGTCGCCATGATTCCTGTGGCCGTATCCGTCACTGACGTGGACTGGATGACGGTAGCAGGGACGGCTTGTCTGGCAGGCATTGTGAGCATCTTGACAAGTCTGGCAGGATTGCCGGAAGTTGAGGAAAGTGAGGATTAAGTTATGTGTAAGGATGATGAACCTATCTATATCCCTGAAGAGGGAGAAGAAGACATTGAAGGCGGTGATGCGGATGAGTGATTATATCGCAAAGGTGCCTTATATCAAACAGACCATTACGGGTGGAAGATATGATTTTGCCCGTAAGAAATACTATGACACAGACATCCCTAATAGGGTTATCAAGTGGGGCAATACCATCAAGCGTTTTGGCTGTGGACAGTGTTGCACTGCAATGGCGTTGGAATACTGCCTTGATACAAAGATAGAGCCTCAGACACTCTCTGATAAGCTGTGTAAGGACTCTGGGTCATATCGCGATATCGGCAAATGGGAAGCCGATAAGAGAGGCGTAAGGACCGAATACACAACCGATATCAACAAGGTTGTAAAAGCTCTGCAGCGGGGTTGTGTGGTCATGTGCATACAGGGCAAGGGCATCTTTACAAGCAAAGGACATTATATCCTGCTGATAGGCTATAAAGACGGCAAGATTGCCGTCAATGACCCTGCCGCACAGACACGTACATATCGTGTCAGCGGAAAGCTGTATACGCCACAGCAAATCCATGCAGGGGCAAGGAAGGAAGATTATAGATGCTATACAATCTTCTATCCCAATCGGCTCCAGTTGACGGTGAACGTTGAATCTAAGCTGAATATCTGGGAGACAACCGGCAAGCGTCACAGCCTGGGTTATCTGCTGGATGGCCAGAAAGTGGGTCTTGTGGATGACTGCATCGTCCATAAGAATGGTATCAACTGGATTAAGGTCCGCAAGACGACCGGAGTCAAGGACAGAGACGGCGAATATCCTATCGTGGGATGGGTAGACAGCCTGTATCTGACGCAAAGAGTCAAGTGAATTAAAACGTGTTTGCGTATCGCGAGAAAATCGCGAGATAATTTAGTAGCACATTGCACGACAAAGGGGAGCCTTTCGGCTCCCCGGTTTTTTGTTTCCGACATCATCCAACATCTTCCGACATCATCCAACATCTTCCAACTTTATCCAACCTAGAATTCAACTGTATCATAGTCCCAGTTACCGTTCTCTTCCCGATCCGGGTCAGCGTAGGCCCGAATCTCTACTTTATCGTGGTAGCGATCTCGGAAATCTCTGGCTGCCTTAAGAGTTGTGAAAGGGAGGATTAAATTTATCTATTTTAATTTTAGTGTTAAATTCACCCAAAATTCACCCTTTTCTGTTTTTTCAATGTCCTATTTCTGACAAAGGAAAAGAGCCAAAAACCACAGATATTTCAATGGTTTCTGGCTCTTAACCTCAGTTGCTAAACTTTAGAAAGGAGAAATTTATTTTTTGTTAAATCTTTTCAGCAAAACCTTTTCCAATTTAGCTGATAAAACAAAGGTTTTTAAATCTTTTCTGTTTTTCCGTTTTCACGCCCGTCAAATATTAACCATTTGAAGATTCACCCTAAATTCACCCTTTTAAGATTTCGGCCATCAGCTCGGCTGATTCCCTGGCATGTTCCTGGATTGGATGAGTATAGATGTTCATCGTTGTACTGACCCTGGAATGCCCCAGAAGATAACTGACGGTCGGCACATCAACGCCGGCTCCGATCAGGAGAGTGGCTGTCGTGTGCCTGAGATCGTGCAGTCGGATAACCGGAAGCTTATCCTCATGCTCGGCATTATACTGCTTAACAAATCTCCGAAAGCTCATCAAAGGCGAGTCGATGCAGATTAGCTTTCCGTGCTTGGCAAAGACCCAACCGTCAGGGCTTATGACCTTTTGGCTTGCTTTCAGCTTTTTAAGCTTCATAAAGCACAAATCATGCAGCGGAACAGTTCGCCTTGACGACACTGTTTTTGGCTGCTTGATAATCTGATCAGAGCCGACTCTGGCAAGAGCCTGCTTGATCGTGATGGTCTTTCTCTTAAAATCAACGCTTTTCCAAGTCAAGGCGCAGAGCTCACCTCTTCGGAATCCGCCATAAATCGCAAGCGTGAAATATGTGCTCCAGAAGATATCACCGTCAATGTAATCCAGAAAAGCTCTTGCCTGTGATGCAGTAAAGTAGTGCAGTTTCTCGACTTTCTGCTTCTGGTTCCTCGGGATCTCAACCCGGTCGCACGGATTCTCAGCTATAACTCCCCATGTATAAGCCTTTGACATGATTCCTCTGAGCGTTGAATACCGGTTCTCAATGGTGTTCCTGCTGAGGTTGTTCATGCCGTTCAGTGTCTCCTGGATTAGCAGAGAGCTGATGTTTGCCATCGGGATAAAGGCAAAGGCCGGGAACCATACAAGCCTCAGATTCTTTTCGTGAAGCTCAATGCTTGTCTTCTCCAGATTCGTCTCGGCATAATTCCTTCTCCAAAGTTCGACAAACTGTGAGAAGGTCAGCTTTTCATCGTAGACTTTTCCGCCTTTTACCATCAGCTCGTAATCCCTGGCATAAGCCTCGACTTCTTTCTTTAGCTCTGCCGGCGTCACTGACTTTGGGTGATATGTGGTTCTCTTGTATTTACGCACGCCTTTTTCATCTTTCCCGAGATAGACGGTAATCTTATATCCGCTGTCTCTTTTCTCAATCTGTGCCACTTGCGCCCCTCACCTCTAATCGCTATAATATAAATGTCTGTAATACACGTGTGTCCCTCGACATACAAAGATAGCCTGCGAGTATGCCCACTCACAGGCTTTTCTCATTTTTTTCCGATAACTTTTCCAAGACATCTGATGTTCTTTGCCTTGATTGGCTCGTAAGCTGGATTGATGCTGATCAATGAGTCAGCTCCAAGCTGTTTAACATACATCTTGCCACCGACTTCGAAGATGCCGATATCGCCCTCATTAACCTCATCTTTTGCAACCAGAAGCACATCACCATCGTAATAAAGAGGCTCCATTGAGTCGCCGTTGACAGATACGGCATAAATGACTCTGGCATTTTCATCTGTATTCTCGATTTCGATGGTAGATTCCAGATCATCAAAGGCAAGCTGACCATCACCGGCAGAAACCTGATGCCCGAAAAAAGCAATGGTCCTTGTCTTGTATACCGGCTGAGAAAGACGCTCCAGCAGAAGCTCTGCAAACTCGTTTCTGGATCCGCTTGGAATATCCATGACAGCCTTGACTATCTTGGTTAAGGCATCACCGGCTCCATACTGTCTGCAGACCTCCGTGATCGCATCGGTCTTTTCCGGTGCTTTCATATCACCGATGCCAGATACGAGCCATTCACGGTTAACGCTGAATTCTCTGCACATATCGCCGATGGTCCTCTCGGACGGAACACGCCCACCGGTCTCAAGGAGCGATACATAGTTCTTTGTAAGACCTATTCTCTCTGCAAATTCAGTCTGGCTCAAGCCAGATTTTTTTCTTATCTCTTTGATTCTCTCTTTCAAGAAACCACCTCCTTTGTATAAATAAGGTAGCATAAAAATCATACTGTGTCAACCAAAAAACGCTTGACAAGGTCACCCTAGTATGATACCATTGTCATACAAGGTCAAACAAAACCTTGATTACAGACAAATATTTTTTTAGGAGGGACACGTTGGAAAATAAACACGAAATCCTTTGTGCTCTGGTGCTCACACTTAAAAAGACCAGGGCCTACAAACACCTTGTTGATATGAGCCTCGAAGAAACATCGGCAGGCGAATACGTTGAATGTAAATTCAGAGGAATGCCGACATTCAAGATTGATGTAACTGCAGATTCTGGAATCGCCATGATTCGGGATATTGTTAGCAAACTGGAGGAATATATATGATTATCAACCACTCAAATACATTTATCGAAAAGACCTATACCATACACGACCTTGACCGGTTACACAGCGAGCTTGGCCTCGTATTCACCATTGAGGGCGGTCACGTTGTTAAGACAGAGCGAGACCGCAGAGACCTGATTATCAAAGGCCATAAATAAGCTAGCCATACTCTTTAATAAATTCCTTCTACCAACCAGTTGCCGGATCTGGATAAAAACCGGCAGTATCGGAACGTATCTCAGTAGGCTAGAGACAGAGCTGCATGACGGCCAGTGTCGCGGGTTCAAGTCCTGCCGTTCCGATTTGGTGGTAGCGTGGCTCGATTAGATGCTAGCTTATAATCCTGACTATGCCGTGACCCATCAGTGCCAGCCCTTACTTATTGCGTACAAATAACCCCGTTCGGAGCTGACACATCTTTTCGAATGCAAGGTGCGTATTGTTTTAACTTGCAGTTAGGTTTCCAGAAAAGTTTTTGGTTCGAAACTGCTCACTAATACCATTCAACTTGAGATTAATTACTCAATCGCATATGTATCACCGCCTTGCATGAGGGAAGCGTAACTCGTCAACCACACTCTTTGTTACAACAAGATACAAAATAAGAGACACAAAGACGTAAATTTCTAGTAGATGTAAACCTTAATTATTTACCTAGTCAGCCCACCGGCACGGCCTTATACGTGCCGGTGTGGTCTCGAAGCACTCAGAGGGAGCTTAGACGGGTTCGAATCCTGTTGCTTCGACTTAACTCCAAAAGAGGGAGGTGAAACATGAAGAAAGAAGTTATCGAACTGACTCCTGAGCTGGTAGCGATCGTGAGACTGCTGCAGAGTCTTGAATCTGTTGACCTGCTTGCGGTCGATATGTGGCTGAGGGGCTTTACAGAGGGCGTTAAAGAACGTCCGGCATAAGAGAGGAGGGGCACACAGATGAGCAGATTCAGCGAGCTTATGGACGCTGAGATGGATGCCAGAGGAATCTCCACAACTTCTTTAGCAAAGCAGTTAAATGTGACCCCGGCATCCATAAGTCAATACAGACACGGAAAGGCAATGCCGAGCAAAAAGAGGATGGCAGTTATCATAAACATTCTTAATCTCGATTACGAATGTGAACCGATGCGGTCAAGCGTTCGCAGGATTGGAGTGACTAGTGCTGCCAAAGTCCTCAATGTCTCGCCAGAGTCAATGAAGCTGAGCATAAAAGCAAATACCTGGGCATGGGCAAAGCACTGGGTAAATGAGTCCGGGAGAGATGTCTACTGGATAGATCGTGACCGGATGGAGCAGGACTTAGGGGTAAGAGTAAGTTGATAAGCAAACATATTCTAGGGAGCCATGAAGAATGGCTCCTTTCACGCAAAGGGAGAATCGGCGGTTCAGATGCTTCTGCGCTTTTGGGGCTCAATCCCTACAAAAGCAACCAGAAGCTCTGGAGAGAGAAGATGGGCTACGAAGAGAGCCCGGATATTTCAGATAAGCCATATGTCAAATACGGTCACGATGCCGAGCTACATCTGAGGGCCTTGTTTGCTCTCGATTATCCGGAATATGAGGTCTTTTATGAGGACAACAATCTCTGGATAAATGACCGCTTTCCATATGCTCACGCCAGTCTTGACGGATGGCTGAGGGATAAGGACGGAAGGCTCGGGATTCTCGAAATCAAGACCACAGAGATCATGCAGAGTATGCAGAAAGAAAAGTGGGATAAAAGGATCCCCGACAACTACTTCTGCCAATGCCTCTGGTACATGTTGGTAATGGAAGCCGATTTCTGCATCTTGAAGGCTCAGCTCAAATATGTTTTTAGTGATGGAATCTTCCTTCAGACACGCCACTATCACATTGAACGTGACGATGTTGAGGATGATATAGAACTGCTGAGGGCGACAGCAGAAAAATTTTACAAGGCGATGCAGGACGGCAAAGAGCCGGCATTGATCCTGCCAGAGATTTAAACAAAGGAGGGACACGCAGATGAAGATTAAAGGAGGATAGCATGGAGTTAACCATCTATGAACCCTCTGCGATTCCTGAGATTCGATGGAACAAGGAAGACATCAAGAGGGAGGTCAGCGCAATGCTGACAAAGTATGACGGGCTTGTTTACACAGACAAGCAGATTAAGGATGCCAAGGCAGACAGGGCAAAGCTGAACAAGCTCTACAAGGCTCTGGACGATAAGCGGAAAGAGATGAAAAAACTCTGCATGGCACCTTATGAGAAATTTGAAAGCGAGATGAAAGAAGTCTTGGCTCTCATCTCCGAGCAGATCGGGCACATTGACGGTCAGGTTAAGGAGTATGAGGAAGTCAAGAAAAAGGAAAAATTCGACCAGATTCAGCAGGCATTCATCGAAGAGGGTTTTCAACCATTTGTAACCTTTGAAGCCATCTATGATCCAAAGTGGCTCAATGCAAGCGTAAGCATGAAGCAGGTCAAGGAAGCCCTGGAACAGAGGAAGTACCAGATCGGCACCGACATTCATACGCTTAACCAGCTTCCGGAGTTCGGCTTCGAAGCAAAAGAGGTCTACAAGAAAAGCCTCAATCTGCAGCAGGCCATCGCAGAAGCAAGGCGAATGAGTGATATTGCCAAAGCAAAAGCCGAAGCTGAGAAGCAGAGAGCTGAAAAAGAGGAACAGGAACGCAGAGAAGCAGAGGAACGTTTCAAAAAAGCAAGCTCTGAGAGCACGTATGAGCCGATTCCGGACGTTGACGGCATCGAGACGGGTAAATTACCGTTTGAACCCGATGAAGCCGAAATTGAGCCTCTGAGCGTGCCTGAGGGCGAATGGATTAAATTCGAAGCCTGCCTGACGGTCGAACAGGCGTTGATGCTGAAAGAGTTTTTTGAGAATCGAGGCATCAAATTCAGAGCGATTTAAGGAGAGAAGATGGCAGTTACAAATACCTTAGCAAAAAGAAAAGTCGGCCTGGCTGTCTACATGACCAATGAGGCTGTCAAATCACAGATTAACAATGTGGTCGGCGGTAAGGACGGACAGAGATTTATCTCATCCATCATTTCAGCGGTCCAGGCAAACCCGGCGCTGCAGGAGTGCTCAAATCCGTCAATCCTGTCTGCGGCATTACTTGGCGAGAGCTTGAAACTCTCCCCCAGTCCTCAGCTCGGGCAGTATTACCTTGTGCCGTTCAAGAACACAAAGAAAGGCATGACCGAGGCGCAATTTCAGCTCGGGTACAAAGGCTATATCCAGCTGGCACTCCGCTCTGGGCAGTATAAAAAACTGAACGTGCTCCCGATCAAGGCAGGCGAGCTCGTTAAATACGACCCTCTGAACGAAGAAATCGAAGTCAACCTCATTGAGGACGAGGAAAAGAGAGAAGAGGCCGAGACTGTTGGCTATTATGCCATGTTTGAATACCTCAATGGCTTCAGGAAGACCCTCTACTGGTCAAAGGCAAAAATGATCAGCCATGCAAAGAAGTATTCGCCAGGATACAAGAGGGATCTCGAAAAAGGAACTGAGTGGACTTTCTGGTCAAAAGACTTTGACGGCATGGCGATGAAGACCATGCTTCGCCAGCTGATCAGCAAATGGGGCATCATGTCAATCGAGATGATTACCGCTATGGATTCGGACATGGGCATCATCAGGCAGGACGGCACGGTTGACTACGTTGAGACAGAAGATGCAAACGTGGTCTATGAGCAGGAAGCTGAGCCGGCAGAAGAACCGAAACAGACCGGATCGGCGGCGGAAGCATTATTCAATTAAGCACCTTGTGGCGATTAAAATATCACGGAGCCATGGTTATAAATGCCCCTCTTCGGAGGGGCAGAAAGGAGGGCTTTGATGCCCGTCAACTCAAAAGCAAAAGGGAAGAGATATGAGCTTGAGCTCGCAAAGGAATTCAGAGAGTACGGATACGATGCAAGGCGCACAGCGCAGTATTGTGGAAACACCGGAGACGCATCTGATGTGGTCGGTCTTCCGGGCATCCACATCGAGGCAAAACGATGTGAGACATTGCGCCTCAGCGAATGGATGGAGCAGGCTGTGAGAGATTCTAAAGGCACCGGCGATATACCGGCGGTATTTCACAGAAAGAGCAAAGAGAAAACACTGGTCACTCTGAGATTAGAGGACTTTATGAATATATACAAAGAGTATGAGGCGAGCATGGGAGGTGATGAAGATGGCTGAAAGAAGAATGTTTGCAAAGTCGATAATCGACAGCGACATGTTTCTTGACATGCCTTTATCAACACAGGCTCTTTATTTCCATCTCTCAATGAGGGCAGATGATGAGGGTTTTATCAATAATCCAAAAAGGATAATGAGGACTGTCGGCTGTAACGAGGACGATATGCGATTGCTGATAACCAAGCAGTACATCATCCCTTTTGACTCCGGGATTGTGGTTATCAAACACTGGAGAATCCACAATTATATCCAGAGCGACAGAAAGAAAAGCACCACCTTCATTGATGAAATGGAACAGCTTCAGGTTGAAAAAAACAAGACATATTCACTCAAGGATACAGCCCATGCAACACCTTGTATACAGTCTTTTGAACCATTGGATACAGAATGTATACAGAATGGATACAAGATGGATACGCAGGATAGTATAGGTAAGTATAGGTTAGATAAGGATAGTATATATAATACTTCGTATTCTGCCGAGCCAGAAAGCTCGACAGCGATGAAAAAACCGTTTATCACATTCCCGTGTATCAAGAGAGAGAGCTTTGATGTGACTGATGAATATCTTGAACAGCTCAAAGGATATTATCCGGGGCTTGATGTAGAACAGCAGATCCGCAACATGCGAAGCTGGATTGACGGCAACCCCAACAGCAGGAAGACAGCTTCGGGCATGAAGCGTTTCATAACCAACTGGCTGAACAGAGAGCAGAACAGGGCAAGACCTGCTCAGGCTCAGCAGGAAACAGAAAGGGGGCATGGATTCAAAGAGAGAGATTATGACTGGGACGAGATAAGAAGAAAATTATCTGAATAGCGAAAGGAGGACACATGTATACAGACGTTTACGAAGACGAAGCCGTCGACCAGTACGAAACCTACGAAGTCGTTGATTCGTCACCTGCCCTTGTCACCCCTCGAAAATGGAGAGATTTGACTGGTAGAGTGCTGCCGGTGTCTGCGGATTATGCGAGGGCCCTTGAGAGCGACAATGTACGCCTCAAGGAAGAGAACCAGCGGCTCAAGGAAGCGATAGCCAGATCCGGCAACCGCTACCTGCTCGAAGATGCCAACGACTGGATGACCAGAGTCCGAAAGCTGGAGATGGCAAACTCAAATCTGCGAGGGAAAGTAGCAGAGCTTGAGGCTCAATTGAGAATCCAGGAGAACGAACTGACAGCAGAGCATCGAATGGAGATGCTTGAAACCGAGCACGAGAGAGACTTCTGGAAATCCAAGTACGAGCAGATCGTTGAGCTCAACTCAGCGAAGTCAAACAACAGGGACGGGAAGACCGGCAGATTCAAGAACACCGACGGAATGCCGTCAGAAGAAAAGCAGAGGAAGGCTCTCGATATGTACGACAGGCACGTGCCAATCGCCGAGATCGGGCGGGTCCTCAGTATCAGCTCCGAGACAGTCAAGCGGTACATTCGTGAAGCTCGGACAGCCAAGAATCACGAGATTGCTATTGAGAAGTTCGAAGAACAGAAACAAAAGCTCCGTATTGGCTGATATCATCACTCTCCATTCCGGAACGGAGAGAGGGCAGATGGACCGGTAAAACGGATAGGCGACGGAGCGGAAAAAGAGCGGAAAAAGGCCGGCTTTGGGCCGGCAACGGCATGGCCGGCCTTGCTTCCGACAGATTAAGAGCAAGAGAGGGGACGCATATGAAAGGGCAAATGAGCATCTTCGACTGGCTGGATCTCGAAGAGCCAGACGATAAAGAATATCAGATAAAAGCACCGGTGACCGGCTGGAAAACAGTAACAGGAGCAGGCAACGTGCTCCGGTGGGCATCAGAAAGATGGAAAGCTCTGGTTGGAGTCAGAGAAGACATCAGAGCGGATTACATCAACACGATGCTCCTGCAGGGCATCAGCTTTTCGGAAACCGAGCTTCGGACCGGCGTGCTCAGAGAGGGGCACAGATGAGCCTTAAAAAAGATTACCCTGGCAAAATGACAGAGCACAAGTGCCGGATATGCGGAAAGAAATTTTTAAAAGTTGACCCGCCGAATCACGCTTACACGATACGATGGAAAAACCGGCATTACAACACCTGCTCATACAAATGCTTCTGCGAACAGAGAAGACGGCTCGCTGAGCTTGACAGAGACAAGAAGCTCAAGATCACCGGCGCAGGCGTAAACTGCAGCGAGATGCTTTACACAAGGCTGGGCGTTGAGAGAGGCGAATCACATACCCTTGGAGAGTGGGCAGACATACTCGGGTGCGACATCGTGAGGTTGTGGTCAATCGTCTGCGAGATGCAGATGAATATCATTGACGCCATCGACATCATACAAAGCGAAAGGAGAGATGCATGATCGAATCATACCTTATGGGCATGGTCACAGGATTCCTGCTGGGCATGGCAGTTGTGATCGTGCCGGAGCAACTTAGAAGACTCAGAAATACAGACAAATACATTGACTTGAGATAAGTTAAAGGAGGGACACATGAATAAAAAAGACGACACAGGAGCATTTTTAATCTTTGCAGGCATAGCAGCAGTTTTATTCGCGATCGGATATTTTTGCGATATCGACAAGCTCAGCAAGAGCTTTGACAAATTTTGTACTTCTGACGATCCGGCAAATTTTGTGATACTGGTAATCATCGGCATTGCCATTGGCGGACTGCTGATGTTAATAGAGTATCGTCCTAAGAAGTGAGGTGAGCAGGATGGAAAAGAACAGTTCAACATCTCTTGCAGCTCTCGCTTTTTTGGGGATCGCATTGAGCGTGCTGGCGATTTATGGATCCATATGGATCAACGACACAGCCGATGTGATGAACAAGTATGATTGGGCTCATGGCTACGGGACGTCAATGAAAGTTGGCTTGGAGCACTGCGAAAAGTGGTGCGAAAAGCACTGGAAAGACAAGCCGAGCCAATATAAATATCATTGCCAGTGGTTGTATAAGTGGGATGATTACGATGAGGAGTGCAGTTACTCAGATTTTAAGAGATGGTATAAATACGCCTACGATGAAAAAGGCCGCGTGAAGAATCCAAACGATCACTTGAGCTGCGCAGCGTGGCTCAAGAAGCATAAGAAATAGGGGGTGGCAGGGAAGTTATGAGCCAGGAGTTCAGAAGCAGGGTTTATACAGACAGGCCAGCATATGCAGACCTTGACTCACCTGAAAAATTCCAAGCCATTTCCGGAATCATAATGACAAGGCTCCGCCAGCATCCAAAGGCTATCTGCTCCTATTCTGGCGGAGCTGATAGTGACATAATGATTGACCTCATTGAGAGATGCAGGAAAATCGTTCCGTCACTTCCAAAAGTCGACTATGTGTTTTTTAACACCGGTCTTGAAATGAAAGCCACAAAAGACCATGTGAAATTTGTTGAACAAAAATACGGAATCACAATTCGCTCGGAACGTCCGAAAGTAAACATCGTTCAGGCATCGAGAAAATACGGAATTCCATTTGTATCAAAAATCATGTCGGGGGGACTCTCAGAATGGCAGAAGAAAGGTGTTCCACTTACAATCAAGCAGGAATATGACAATGCTGAGGACAAGCAGAAGATTCGTGAAGAACTTCGACAGAGATATCCTCATTGCGAGTCACTCATAAATTTCTTATGCTGTTGCAACAAGGCCGGAGAGCCAAGACCGAATATTCAGCTGGTCATAAATTCGTCAAAGTACATGTATGAATTCGTCTCTGAATATCCGCCTGATTTCAAAATCTCAGCAAAATGCTGTGATTACTGCAAAAAACAACTAGCCCACAGCGTTCAGAAAGATTACGAAATGATTATCACTGGCGAGCGAAGAGATGAGGGCGGAATGAGATCGGTTCCGAGAAAAGATAACACGTCAATGTGTTTTTCTGAAACGGCAAACGGGCAGTATCGACTAAGACCGCTTTACTACGTGTCAGACAAGGATAAAGAATGGTACAAGCGAACATATGGAGTCAGATACTCTGACGCTTATGAGGTTTACGGGATGAAGAGAACCGGTTGCTGTGGATGCCCTATCTCATACAGGGCAATCGAAGACCTTGAGTTAATCGGCAAATATGAGCCGAACATCAAAAAGGCAGCATGGAGCATCTTCGGTCCCAGCTATCTCTACAGACAGAAGTACAATGAGTTCAAAGCGAATAAAATGCGGGAGCTTAAAGAAATCCCGGGTCAAATGACAATCTATGATTACTTGTAATACAGCTGACGGAATCGACCACGGCAGCAGCCGGCTGGAATATTGTTTCGGGGCCGTGGTCGAGAGATTTGAAGATGGATACGTTCTCTGCCCGATCTTATGGTCGGGCGGGGAATGTGAAGAATGTTACCAAAACTTTGAAAGGAGCGAGGAATGAGCAACTTTGACAAAGCAATCGAGATAATTCTGGCTGAACCGCCAGAGCTCCACTATCCGGCTTATTATGCGGACTTGCTCAGAGAGGCAGATGTTCCCGACAAAAATGTCGGGAAGTGTTCGGAAATTCCGAACAGCTCAGACACCATAAGCAGACAGGCGGCGATTGATGAGATAGGCGAATGGATTAAAGCGTTTCGGGAAAACGGACACAAAGAATCTGCCGCAGATGCGCGTTTAATTCAAGATGGGATTATTCAGTTGCCATCCGCACAGCCAGAAATTATAAGGTGTAAGGATTGCAAGTGGAAAAATAACCACAACTGCACAAGAGCAGTTGAAGTGTGGATTGATGATAACAAGTATTGTGCATGGGCAGAAAGGAGAACCGATGGACGAATTAATCAGCAGACAGGAGGCGATTGATGCCATTGAAAGCACGGACTGGTATCACATTAAAGATGGCGAGTTAGTACATGGTGCAAATTCTAAAGAGGATGAGCCACTGTATAAAGCAAAAGACATTTATAGCGTTATTGAAAACTTGCCGTCCGTACATCCAGAAAAACACACGGAAGAACGCGCGGAAACGCACTCGTGCGATTTGATAGATAGACAGGCGGCGATTGATGCGCTCGGTGAAGGCGCGATGGTTAATTATCAAGCCGCAGGGAATGACAACGGATTGATAAAAGCGATTAATGTTATTAAGGGCTTGCCATCCTCACAGGCAGACCAGCGATACACTGAGGAAGAACTAAGGGTATTCGCTCACGGAATTTCATTAAGTCTTTTGTCAAAGCGGTCAGCTCAGCATTGGCGGTATGATGAAGACACGGCTACAGAAATTAAGTTCCTTGAACGGCTTTACGAGAAGGTTGGCGCGGATATGAGAGGTGAACAGGATGAGCGTGATTGACGGCATAAAATAAAAGAGGGGTCCCCCCTCTTTTATCATGTCATGATCGGTTTCCAATACTTTTCAACCCATCCGCCGCCGTCGTCATCGTCGGCCCCGTCCGGCAAAATCCATTCTTCCTCCGGTATATACTCCAGCGGGCCTCCATACTCCCAGAGACTTAGCTTGCCCTTTACAGGCACAGGCACTATTAGCCGGTTATATGTCAGCTTCCAAGCGTACAGGCCCGGCGCATAATCTGATGGTTCCATCAGTGCGTCTTTCATGTGCTTCTTTTCCAG